TCATAACTTAATGATTTATAAGGTTATAAAATGGAAGGGATAAAGTATCCCTTCCGCCAAAAATTAGCCTCTTGCCACTTCGTAGAATTTACCGTCGGCGGCTTTCGCCAGCTTGATAAACTTGCCTTCGGAAAGCGTCATAGCTTCGGTTAAGACAAAGTTTCCGCCGGCTGCAATGGTGGAAGCAAATTCAGAACCGCTTCCGTAGATCGTGTAAACGACACCGGCTTCCGCATCGGTAAAGTTAGTGATTGCCGTTGCCTTTGTATTCTCACCGGTTACGAATACTTCACCGTCAAGCAAAGAAGGATCCGTTTCATCCGGCGCAAACTGCAACGCATCGGAAGAAGCGTTTTCGCGGC